CACCACCCATGCACGCGAGGCACACGCAATGGATCTCATGGAACGCCTGATTTACATGCTCAATCTCCCCATCACCACCACCGCCGACGAACTGGCGGCCCAGCTCGACAAGGTCAAGACCATGGTCGGCGCTGCCGCGCAGTCCATCGGCGCGCAAGCCGATGCCGGCCTGGTGGCCCTGCTGGAATCCATGTCCGCCGTGGGCGACGCCCGCACCCAGGCCGCCCAGGCGCTGGGTCTCGACTCCGCCGCCGGCCTGGTGACGGTGCTGGCGGCCGCGCAGACCCTGGCGGCCGACAAGACCAAGGTGGCGCAGTCCATGGGCCTCCAGCCCGATGCCGGCCTGGAGGCGATGTTGACCGCCGCGCAGTCCATGGGCGGCGGCGCTGCCGACCCGGCCAATTTCGTGCCGCGTGCCGAGTTCGACCGTGTCGCGCAGCGCCTGGGCGAAATGGAAAACGCCGGCAAAACCAAGGAAGTGAATGAACTTGTGGCGATGGCCATGACCAACGGGCCGGACGGCAAGGGTCCGCGCATCGCGCCCACCTCGGAGAAGTGGGCGCGTGATTACGCCGCCCGCGACCTGGAGGGTTTCCGCACCTTCCTGGCCAGCGCCCCGGTGGTGGTGGCCGCGCACTCGCACCTGCCCAGCGGCCAGCCCCAGACCGACGAAACGGCCGAGGACGAACTGGCCGCCCACATCGCCGGCACCGCAAAGGCCCCGGCCTAAACCCGTTCCCGACCCGAGGAAACAGCAATGCCCGAAGAACTCTACAGCACCGAGAATGTGACCCCGCCGAGCAACCTGTTCGCCGGCGAATTCGACGCCCTGACCGAAGGCGGCCAGATTGCCAGCGGTGAAGGCGCCCTGAGTGCCGGCCAGATCCTGGGCCAGGTGACCCTGGCGGTGGGCGATGTCACCGCCGACGCAGGCAACACCGGCGCGAACGTCGTGTCCACCGTCACCGCCGGCGTTGCCACCCAGGAGGGCGTCTATACGCTGACCTGTATCGACGCCACCGTGGCCGGCTCCGAGGTGTTCGAGGTGCAGGCGCCCGATGGCGCGGTACTGCCCCCGGCCACCGTGGCCGTCGCATACGTCAGCCCGCAGCTCAACTTCACCATCACCGACCCCGGCACCAATGCAGTCGTCGGCGACAGCCATACCGTGGCCGTCGACCACGTCGCCGGCGGCGACTGGAAGGCTCACGACGCCGCAGCGGTCGACGGCAGCCAGCATCCCAAGGGTGTGCTGGCCGTCGACGTGGACGCCACCTCGGCCGCTGTGGTGACCACGGTTTACCGCACCGGCCACTTCCGCGCCGCTGCGCTCACCGGCTACACCGCTGCGCTCCACGAGCAGCTGGCCGCCCACAACATCTTCGTGCGCTAAGGCGCGCCGGCAAAGGAGCTACACAACATGGCAGGCAAGTACGACATCCGGGTGCTGACCAAGGCGGTGCGTCAAATCATCGTCCCCGGCCAGCACTTCCTCAGCACCTTCTTCTCCGCCTCGGCGCCCGAGTACCACAACTCGCGCCTGGTGGAGGTCCATATCTTCCGTGACGGCCGCAAGATGGCCGCGTTCGTGGAGCCGATCCACGCCGCCAACGTCAGTGAGCGCAGCGGCTTCACCGCCGGCACCGTGAAGATCCCCTACATCAAGGAAAAGCGCCCGCTGCGCGCCGGCGACCTGACCCGGATCCAGCCGGGCCAGCATGTCTATGACGCTGTGGACCCGGCCACCCAGGCCGACCGCCTGCTGGGCGAGGACCTGCGCCAGCTCAAGGCGATGATCGCCCGCCGCGAAGAGTGGATGGCGGCGCAGGCCATCATCAAGGGCCAGGTCACCGTCAAGGGCGAGGGTATCGACGCCACCATCACCTTCCCGACCCTGGCCTCTCACCGCCCGAACCTCTCCGGCACCGACCTGTGGGGCGATGCGGCCTCGGACCCGATCGAGCAGTTGCGCGAGTTCGCGCGCCTGAACTCGAAAGATTCCGGCGCCGAATCAACCGACGTGTTCCTCGGCTCGGCGGCGGTGGATGCCTTCCTGGCGAACGCCAAGGTCAAGGCCTACTTCGATATTCGCAACTACGCCCTGGGCCAGGTGGCCGTGGCGCGCGAGTCCGCGGCGCCGGGCGCGAAGATCAAGATCGCCCACGTCGAAGGCGTGGACATCTGGGAGATCCGCGACTGGTACACCGACCCGGACACCGGCCTGGACGTGCCCATGGTCCCGGCCAACGCCCTGATCATGGGCTCCCGCTTCCTCGACAACCGCCGCCACTACGGCCTGATCGAGGATATGGACGCCATCACCGAGCAGGCCGTCACCGCCCGCACCGACTTCTACGCCAAGAGCTGGGTGGAGAAGGACCCGTCGGTTCGCTGGCTGATGGTGCAGTCTGCGCCGCTGCCCATCCCCCACCAGATCGACGGCTTCGTGGTCGTCGAGGACGTGCTGGCATGAACGGCCGCGCCCTGATCATCATCGGCCCCGTGCGCCATAGCGGCGTATGGCTGGCCATCGGCGCCGCCCTCATGGTCGGCGAAACCATCACCCTGCCCCAGGCCGAACGCCTGGTGGCCAAGCGCTGCGCGAAGTGGGGCGAAGAACCCGCCGCGCCGCCCAAGGCCCCGGACCAGAACGACCCGAACCGCAAGCTCACGGAACAACCCGCCGCCGCCCAGGAGACTGGAGCCAAGGAAGGCGGGGCGGGTGGCGGAACCTCTCCCGCCGCCCCCGCCCCGGGCCCGGAGTCGAAGCCGGATGAAGTCAGCATCGCCTGGCCCGACGTGGCCGAGGTCGGCGAGCGCGTGCTCCAGGCGGCGCAGGCCATCGGCGGATTGGCTGCTGAGGCGATGCTCAAGGACGGCGTGACGCCGAAGGTTGATGCCCTGGCCGCCGCCTGCGGCCTGGCGGACCTGACCGGCGGCGAGCGCAACGCGGCCCTGGCCCTGTGGGTCAGCGTGCAGCCCAAGGAATAACCCCCAAGACCTTACCGCCCCTTCGGGGGCGGGTTTTTCAGGCGGCCCGCCGAGTGATAGGCCGACCGCGCGAAAAGCCCGGAGAAAACACCCATGCCCTACGCCACCTTGCAGGATCTGATCGACCGCGACCCGGACGGCGAAGCCGGCCTGCGGGTGCTGGCCGATCGCGACCAGGACGGGGTGATCGATGCGGTGGTGGTGGACCAGGCCCTGATCGACGCCGACGGCGAGATCGACGGCTACCTGGCCGGCGGCGGCTACAGCCTGCCTCTGGCTACCGTTCCCACGGTGCTGCGCCGTCTGGCCTGCGACATCGCCATCTACCGTATGGCCAAGAACGAGACAACCACCGAAGAGCGGCGGCTGCGCTACCAGGACGCCGTGCAGTACCTGACCCGCATCAGTTCCGGCGCCGTTTCTCTGGGCCTGCCGGACACGGATGCCGCCGCCAGCACCGCCAGTCGCGCCAGCTTCAACGGCCGGGCGCGCCGCATGACGGGCGGACGGAGATTCACGTCATGAGCGGCATCGCCTTCCAGGTCACCAGCGACACCCGCGGCCTGAACCGTCTCGCCGCGGCCATCAACGGCCTGGCCGATGCGGACCGGCACGCGCTGCTGGACTCCCTCGGTGCGCTGGGCGTGTCGCAGACCCAGCACCGTATCGCGGTGGAAAAGACCGCGCCGGACGGCAGCGCCTGGGCGCCGCTCAATCCCGACTATGCGGCCAAGAAACGCGGCAGCGGCGGGATCCTGGAGCTGGAGGGCGATCTGCTGACCTCCATCGACCACCAGGTGGGCGACGGCTACGTGGCCTGGGGCACTCCCCTGGAGTACGGCGCTCTGCACCAGCTGGGCGGCATGCCCGATATGGCGCCCGGCCCGGCCGCCGTCGAGGCGCGCGAATACCTGGGCCTGTCCGACGGCAACGTCGACGAAATGCAGTACGCGATTGACGACTGGCTGAACGGCCTGATCGCGAAGATGGGGAAAGACCTGTGAGCCAGCGCCTGACCGACTGCCGGGCCGCCATCGTGGCCAAGATCGAGACGGCGCTGAAAGCGCCCCTGGGGCTGGCCACTGTCGCCCCGCACCGCGGCCGCATCACCGGCCCGGAGCTGGCCCGCCTGGGCGCCCGCGCCCCGGCCGTACTGGTGGGATGCCTGGGCTGGGGCGCCCTGCGCGACATGGCCGGCGAGACCGAGGCAAACCTGGAGTGGGTGGCGTTCGTGGTGACAAAGGACGCGCCCGGTGTGGACCGCGGCACCAGCGCCCTGGTGATCGCCAACGCCATCGGCGGCCTGGTGATGGGCAACACCTGGGGCCTGGATGGCCAGGACCCGACCAACGTCAGCGCCCGCAACCTGTACGCCGGCGACGTGGACAAACAAGGCCTGGCCTTGTGGCTGGTGAGCTGGCGCCAGTGGATGACCATCGCCCTCGATGGCGAATTCGACCCCGACAACATCGCCGCCACCCTGGGCGACCTGACCACCATCCATGCGGAGCACTACGACCCGGGCGGCATCGCCGCCGGCGACGCCCCCCGCGCAATCGATGAGGTAACGCAATGAACAAAACGATTTACATAGTCCCGCAGGTGGACCCGGTCAGCAAACAGCCCTACCAGGTGCGCCTGCCCGGTAAGCCCATGCAGTTTCTGCCGGCGACCGGCGCCAAGGTGGAACGCACGCCGTTCTGGGTGCGCCGCCTGCGCGACGGCACCGTGTCCGAAGCCACCCCGCCCAAGATAGCCAAGGCGAAGGAGTAACAGCCAATGAACATCACCCTCCCGTTCAACGACATGCCGGCCAACCTGCGCCTGCCCGGCGTCAACATCGAGATCAGCAACCTGCTGGCCTCCCAGGGCTCGCCGCAGTTCCGCGTGCTGTACATCGGTCAGCGCCTGGCCGCCGGCACCGTGGCCGCCGGCCAGCTGACCCGCATCACCCGCGCCGACCAGGGCGACGGGCTGTACGGCGTCGGCTCGCAGCTCGCCGAGATGCTGCGTGCGGGCAAGGCCGTCAACAACTACATGGAAACCTACGCCATCGCCATGGCTGACGACGGCGCGGCCGTGGCCGCCGCAGGCGCCATCACCATCGCCGGTACCGCCACGGCTGCCGGCACCCTGACCCGCTACCTCGGCGGCCAGCGCGTGCGCGTGGCCGTCGCCGTGGGCGACACCGGCGCCGAGGTGGCCACCGCCCTGGCCGCCGCCATCGGCCCGGCCGGCGGCGCGGGCGACACCACCCGCCTGCCGGTGACCGCCGCGGTCGACGGCGTGGTGGACACCAAGGTCAACCTGACCGCGAAAAACAAGGGCGAAGCCGGCAACGGCATCCCCATCGTGGCCGGCATCTACGGCGAGACGGACCCGGCCGGACTGACCATCACCCACACCGCCATGGCGGGCGGCGCCACCAATCCGGACATCACCGACGCGCTGGCCGCCCAGGGGGCCGAGTGGTTCAACTGGATCGTCATGCCGTACACCGACGCGGCCAACATGGCCGTGCTGGAGGCCCACCTGCTGGAACTGTGGGGGCCGACCCAGCAGCGCGGCATGCGCGCGTTCACCGCGCTGCGCGCCAACCACGGCGCCAGCAGCACCTACGGCGAGGCCCGCAACAGCCCGCACGTCACCTGTCTGGCGCAGAACCTGGCGCCGCGCCCGCCCTACATCGAGGCCGCCGTGTACGCCATGGCCGCCGCCCAGTCGCTGTCCCTCGACCCGGCCCGGCCGCTGACCGGCCGCATCCTGACCGGCATGCTGCCGCCGCCTATCGAGGACCGCTGGACCGATGAGGAACGCAATCTGCTGACCTTCAGCGGCCTGTCCACCTACACCGTGGACCCGGACGGCACCTGCCGCATCGAGACCGCGCTGACCCAGTACCAGGTCAATGCGGCCGGCCTGGATGACATCTCCTACCTCTACATCCAGCGCCCGGAAACGCTGGAACGCGTCCGTTACGACCAGCGCAGCCACTTCGCCAGCCGCTTCATCGCCGGGCGCTACAAGCTCTCTGAGGACAACGACGCCAAGTTCGGCGCCGGCCAGCTGATCATGACCGAGGACCTGGGCCGCGCCGAACTCAAGGCGCTGTACATGGGCTTCATCGAGCGGGGCTGGTGCGACGACCTGGAGGGCTACATGGCGAGCGTCGTTATCCAGATCGACGCCGCCAACGGCGTCTTCGCCTGGCAGGACGAACCGCGCCTGATTGGCGGCCTGTACCGCATGGCCGGCCTGATGCAGTTCCGCATCTAAGCGCAAAGGAGTTAAGCAATGAAGACGGCAAGCAAGGTCACCGTGTACGTCAACGGCGTGAAGATCCCGATGGAGAACGGCGCCAAGTTCAGTCCCGGCGGCGCCAACCGCACCTTCGATCGCCACGGCGGCCGCACCTATCACCACGAAGAGGAGACGCCGCCGCGGGTCAGCGGCAATGTGCTGCTCACCAAGGACATCGACATCGTGGCCCTGTCCAACATCGAGGGGGCCACGGTGATGATCACCGACGACGTGGGCCACAAGTTCGTGATGACCGACGCCAGCACCGAAAACGTGCTGGAGGCCGACGGTTCCAGCGGCCGCGCCGCGCTGTCCCTGGTCGGCGACCAGTTCGAGCCGCTGTAATGGCCACCATCGTTGGAACCCTGACGAAGGGCGTCAAGTTCGGCAAGGAGACCTACTGGGACTTCGAGCTGCGCGACCTGGGCTCGGACGACATCCTGGCCTGCAAGGAAGCCGCCGAAAAGGTGGTGGGGTTCGAGGTGCGCGGCAAGGTGGTGCCGGTGATCGTCGAGAGCCCGGCGCGCATGGGTACCCTGATGATGCTCCGGCAGATCGTGCGCATCGGCAAGTTCCGCGGCCCGTTCGACCTGGACACCCTGCCGCTGATCCACCCGGTGGATATGGCCATCATCGCCGCACACCTCGACCTGCTGGACGGCACGGCATCGGCCGATGAGGTCAGCCGCGCCATCACCGAGGCAGCACAGGACGCGTCTCCCGAGGTGACGCAGAGGGGGCGAGATGATCGACCTGGCGCAGCAGCTGGAGACGCTGGAAGCGGCGTTGCTGCGGCAGGGTCGGACACTCCCGAAAGCTGAAACGCTGCGCCGCACCCTGCGGCTGCTGAACCACACCTAGAGCCATGAGCGACAAAGAGCTGCGCACAGCCGTCATCCTCGACCTCTCCGGCAATCTGGACCGGCGGGCGGGGAGCTATGGCGATGCCATCGACAAGCTGGCGCGCCGCGGCCAGCGTCAGTTCGGGGTGATGGCCAAGTCGGCGTATGCCGTGGGCAACGCCATGGACAAGATGGCCGGCCGCTTCACCGCCGGCATTACCGCGGCAGGCAGCGCCTGGAAGGGCTACCAGCAGGTGAAGGCATCGGCCGGCCTGGACAAGGACTTGATCCAGGTGCAGCAAACGGCCGGGGCAACTGCCAAGATGGCGGCCATGCTGCGCAAAGAGCTGTTCGCGATGGCGCAGGATACCGGGCGCTCCGTGGACTCCCTGCTGGAAGGGTTCAATAACCTGATCCAGTCTGGCCAACGCTGGGAAGAGGCGCTGGTCACCATCAAGGCCATCAACCCCACTATGGCCGTCACCTCCGCAGAGGCCGGCACCCTGGCCGGCGCCCTGGGTGTCGCCAGCGAGGCGTTCCAGCTCGACCTGTCGAAGCCTGGGCTGGCGGTAAGAATCCTCGACCAGATGACCGTCGCCGGTCGCCTCGGTAACGCCGAGCTGGAAGACCTGGCCGGGATATTCGGCCGCGTCGGCGTAAACGCCAAGTCCGCTAACCTGGAATTCAGCGACACGCTGGGCTTCATCGAGCAGCTGTCGATGATCGAGCGCAACCCGGAGAAGCTGGCCACCCTGGCCGACTCGACGTTGCGCCTGTTCACCAACCAGCAGTACATGCAGAAGGCTGCGCGCGCAACCGGCGTCAAGTTCTACGATGCCAATGGCGAGCGCCGTGCCGCTTTCGATGTGCTGGAAGACATTGCGAAGAAATATCGCACCCTGACAACTGACCGGCAGCGCGATCGGTATTTGGCGCGAGCGTTCCAGGGCGCAGACCTTGACACCATCAAGGGCCTGCGCACCTTGTTGGCGGGCGACACCATCAGTAAGGCGCGCGCCATGAGTCAGGAAATCGCCGGCGCCACCGGCACTATCGGCCGCGACCTTGAAACTGCGATCAACAACTCCGTCGACCAAGTGGGCCGCCTCAAGGCCTCCCTGCGCGAAGCCGCGGACGGATTCGCCCAGCCGGTCAACGACGCCGTGAAGGGCGCCATCAAGTACCTGATGGACGAACGCGGCATGTCCGGAGGTGAAATGCTCGGCGCCGGCGCCATCGGCGCCCTGGGCCTGTTCGGCGCCGTCAAGGGCGGCGGCAAGCTGCTCAAGGGCCTGTCCGGCGTCGGCGCCGGCGTCGCCGCGGGCAAGGCCCTGGAAGAGATGGCCGGCGTGCAGCCCGTGTTCGTGGTCAACATGCCCGGCGGCGGCTTCGGTGGCATGGGCGGCAGCGGGCCGGGCGGTTTCAACCCGGGCAAGTTCGGCGGCTGGAAGGCCGGCGCCGGCATGCTGTTCGGCGCCAAGGACCTGGCGTCCATCCGCATGCTGGGCGCTGGCGCGATGGCCACCTCGGCCGCCCTGGTAGCCGCCGCCGGCGCCGTCGGTTACGGCGTCGGCACGCTGCTGAACAAGGCGTTCATCGAGGATACGGAAGCGAGCACACAGATGGGCCGCGCGATCAATAACGTGTTGGCCATGCTGGGCAACGAAGATGCCCGGCGCGTAAAGGACATTGACGATCGCCGCACCGCCGAACTCTATCAGTCCTACGTCCGTCAGCACGCAACGGTGAAGGTCGAGGTTACCGCCAAGGAAGGCGCCGGCGCGCGCATCGCCGGCGTCGCCGGCGATGGGGTGGAGTTGGAAGCTGGTGTGCGTTCGGGGGTCTTCTGATGAAACCCTTACTGACAAATGAAATACAGGGCGCTTTTTTTGGAGCGGGCGCAGCTAAGCCGGTCTTTGCCTTCGCCCCATACTGTCTGAACAAAGAAGCCGCTGTATCCAAGCTGAAGAATGCGCAGGCCAAAGCGATCGAACTCGTAGTGCACACGCTCGCGTCGCTCCGGGCTCATCTTGTCCTTGGGCTCCTGCTGGGTAAGGGTGATGTACCCGCTCTTGTCTATGGCACAGGAATAGCCCGTTTCCTTCGGGTCCAGGTGCTTGCACTCGTAGGCGATGACGTTGTCGGTCACGACGGTGGCATGGGCGGCGCAGGCCGCAACCAGGGCCGCAATAAAGAGCAGTGCGCGCATGATGTTGTCTCCCTGTGTCGTTATGGCTCTGAGGGAATCGTAGCATGAGTGCCTGGCTCGACACGATCAAGCGCCAGTCCGTGGACGGCCGCCCGTTGCAGGGCCAGTTCCGCGCCGCGCGCTTCATCGTTCCCGGCGACCGCGGCCAGGTTGGGCGCCGTACCCAGGTGCACGAATATCCGCTGCGCGACGATCCGTATGTGGAAGACCTCGGCCGCGCGGGGCGGCGCTTTACGCTGGAAGTGTTTGTGGACAGTTCGCTGGTCGAGAGCGGCGACTACACCGAGGCGCGCGATGCCCTGATCGCCGCCCTGGAAGAGCCTGGCCCCGGCCTGCTGCAGCATCCCTGGTACGGCGCCATGCAGGCGTCGCTGGTGGAGATGGGCGACGTCTCCCAGTCCACCCGTGAGGGCGGCCGCGCAACGTTCAGCCTGGTGTTCCTCGCCGGCGGCGATCTGCTGTTTCCGACGGCGGCCACCTACACCAGCAGCGCGGCCACCGCGGCAGCGGACGCTGCCAACGCCGCCGCCCTGGCCGACTTCGCCGACCGCTGGAGCCTAGACGGGCTGCCTGAATTCCACGTGGCCGAGCTGGAAACGCGCCTGCTGGATAACCTGGCCGGCATCGAGGCGATGGTCGGCGGCGTCGCCGGCACGATCTCCGACCTCATCCGGGCCCCGGCGGACATGGGAGCTGAGATCCTGGGCAGCATGGCCCGGCTGGCGACGGTGGTGGCTGAACCACTGTCTGCGCTCAACACCTACGCCGCCTTGTTTTCCACCGGGGACAGCAACCCGACCATCCCCACCACCACTGCCGACCGCCGGCAGCAGGCCACCTGCGCCTCCGCGCTCGACCAGCTGTTCCAGCGCGGCGCCGTCATCGAGGCGGCGCGGCAGTCCGCCCTGGCGGCCTACGAGTCGCGCGACGATGCGCTGAACACCCTGGCGCTGCTGGTCGACGCCGTCGACACCCAGCAGGCCGCGGTGGACCCGTTCGGCCAGCCCATCGACGACGGCGTGTTCGACGCGCTGGAGTCGCTGCGGACGGCCGTGCAGGCCGATCTGAGGGAGCGGGGCGCGAAGCTGCCCCAGCTCCGCGCCTACACGCCCCTGGCCACCCTGCCGGCCCTGGTCATTGCCCATAGGCTCTACGGCGACTGCGAGCGCGCCGATGAAATCGTCGCTCGCAACAAGATCGCCCACCCGGGGTTTGTCCCGGGCGGCGAGGCGTTGGAGGTGTTGAGTGTCTGACGATGTGAAGCTGGTTTGGCCCACCACCGAACAGAAGCTGGAGATGGCCAAGTCGTTGGTCGCGCACTTTCAGCAACTGTGCGCTG